ACTGTACAGTATAAGGAGGTTGTCGGTGATTCACCTGAAGCAGTAGAGCATAATCTTCTTTTCACTAAAGTAATGTTTGCTCCTGATCGTGATATGTATGACCAAGTTGATCTTGCTGTTGTACGAATGGAAGCACAAAGGATCATAGCAACCAACAATGCTTTAAAAGATATACTATCAAACCTACACGATTCATTCAGAAGAACGAGTGGTGTGTACGGGAAGATGAGTAAGGAGAACTTCATTAAGGAAATTACTAATAATAAACTACCTGATGAGAGGATTAAAAAAGCCTTGGAAATATCCGGCGACCCGTCACTTGCGAACACACAACTGCAAGATCTCGAAGTCGAAGAGGCCAGACCCCGTGCTGCTGAAGCTCTTGATAAACTACTACGCCAGGTCGAGACTAACATAAATTCACTACGCATAGAGGCTGACACTCAGTTATCTTTTGATGTTAAGTCATCAGCGGTTAGCAGACATAAGGAACTGCAAATAAAACTAAACCTTCTTGCTTCAAACTATAAAGATTTAAAAATTATTCAGAACAGAATTGTTGAAACAGTTGATGAAGTAGTAAAAGGCAAAGCAGAGAAGACGGACAACATGATTAGCAAAGCCCTAAGCGAAATGGGTGAGACTGCTACTGATGAAGAGATTCAAAAAGCAAGAGACGCAATTGTAGGTAGAGGTAAAGCAACTGACCGAGCATTAAACAGAGCTAGGGCAGAACGAATTACTGATGCATTTGAAAGGTTAGCCACGCTAGTTAGCAATGAAGCATCTCTTGGTGCTATCCCTTGGAGAAATGCTAAGAAGATAAAAGAGTTTATTGAATCATTAGGTGATCCTTTACTCGAAGTATTCAATGATCCAGCGATGCTCGCGTTAGCAATATCTGTGGCTCGTAGGCAAAAATCATTAATGAGTCTTCTTTCATTGAGAAGGGAGTCTGATGTAGATGGGTGGACTACAGCATTTAATACGGCAATAAAAACTGCAATAGATGGAAACATCGAAAACGCCTTGAAGGGTTGGCGTACATATGTGGATGGAGACAGAACCAGAAGCGGTGCGTTTACTCGTATTACAAGGAAGGCAGAGATAGCTCTGTTTGAGTTTACTGAAGCGTTAGAAAAATCTCGTAATGTATTTCAAGAAAGAGTTATCGCTGAAAGAGACTTAAAGATCTATGACGCAGTAATGCCTAACCTAGAAGAAACTCTTGAGAGAATTGGTTCTTTATTCAGAAGAGAGAGTATCTTTCCTGATTGGTTCAGAGGGGCGTCTAGTTCTGGTAAAGAATGGGCAGCAGTTGATGGGGCTTTATATGTAGTTCCTCCATCTCCTGATTCCACAATAAATGAACTTAAGAACGAAGATAATCAAAAGACACTTAACCTCAGAGATATAAAAGAAATCGGAGGTATCGTACAAGACATCGAGAAGATGAACAGTTGGTTGCAGAAACAGCCTGAAAGTCGTCGTGGTGGAGAGTACTACATGATTAAAAGGATGGTAGACAGGATGACTGAAATCCAAGCCGTCCAATATCATAGAGAATTATCAAACAGTTTTGTGGTTAGAATGATGGGCAGCTTGACTGATATGCTTGAGATGTCTGGATCACCTGCGGCAAGTAAGATAGCAGCACAGCTTAAGAAGTTCGCAACATACATAGCTTCCTTTGCAGGTAGTGGTGCTAAGTCTGCTGTCAGGAACGGTAAAGTTTGGAGCAGGAAATTAACTGAAGCAAAGAACGCTGTCGCTAGAGCTGGCGTGATTAGGGATATGAATGGTTTTAAAAAGCAGTTCTATCACCAAGCTATGCAGTTCTTCCATCACAGAAGAGATATTCTAAATGATGCACCGAATAGGGATATAGGAGAAGATAGGTTAATTGACACTTGGTTAAATGAATTAAGAAAAATTAGAGAATTAAAACCTGTTATTGATAAATCAGAAGCAGAGCTTAGAGCTTTCTATAAACAGACTGCAATTAATTCTAGGCAGATCGCTGGGATCTCTGATGACATGGGGGTAATGGTATATGAAAGTGAAGGTAATTATTTCCGTGGAAGAATTGGATCAAGCCTAACTACCACAATGAGGCAGACGAACTCTGTAGCCAAAAATGTTTACAATAGACTTAAAGGTGTATGGGGTAGAAAAGAATTTCAAAAAAGCGTTTCCCAAATAAAGGAAATGTCTGAGGAAGAATTTAACAATTACATACTACAAATGTATGAGGGGGGTATAGGCACTATGGATAACTTCGTGTCAAAAATTGTTAAACGACCTGGAAAAAGTGTATTCAAAGATGAGGACGGAAACCCACTGCCTCAAGGTTTAGTGGAAGCTGCTTTTGATTTAAGGGATAATTCTATTAACATGAAAGGTTTCCTTGATACTCTTACTATTGGTGCAAAGGTAAGTGCTGAAGATTCCAGAGAGTTCCAAGCTAATGTCTTACACACACTACAAGGATTCTACGGTAAACTTAATAGTGTTATCTCTCAATCAGATGAAGCAAACGGTTTCCTAGGAGACAAGAGGGCTATTCCTATTCATGTGATGATGGATGCTCGTAAGTTCAATGACTTCCCTCTTGAGTGGGTTGATTATGCAGAGTTTACAGAAAGAAAGATGTATCAATACGTCAAGAACCTTGCTGCTGAATCCGCATTTGGTAGGGATATGGTTCAAGTTAATAACGATTTCGCACTTGCTAATAGCGAGATGGATGATGCTGCTAGTTTCCACGAACAAATAGAGGAAAAGATTGGGGAGATGGGGCTTGTTTCTAGGATTACTGGATGGGGCCGCAAAATGTACATTAAGAAGTATGATGAACTTGCTAAGGAACTTCAGGGCAAAGGTGCAAAATACACAGGTAAGTACTTAAGAAACGCAATCAACAATCAAAGGCAGATGAAGAAGATCGAAAGTTTCTTTAAAGCCTACATATCTAAAGAGCGTGATTCTGCAATGGAGTTCTCCGTGTTCAATGATTTGATTAGATCCATGACAGGGTTAATCGTGCAGTCACCTGGAACAGCTTTGATTGATACCATTTCAATTGTAGAACAACCTTGGAAAAGAATGGGGCTAAATAGATTCGGGTTCCAGATGATGAAGAATAATATAACTAATTCCCTAGGCTTAGGGTTTGGTAGTTTCTTCCAGATGTTTAATAGAAGTATCAAGTTTGCCCATGATGACATGGCTAAGATGATGGACATTGGACTTGATGATGCAACAGCTTCTTTAGAGGGAGGGTTCTTTAGAAGATTACGCACTGAGTTCCAATCCAACATGGCTGATGAGATGGTTAGCAAAGGTCTAATAGGTAAGGCTTTTGAAACTACATCCAGAGGTATCAGAGCTTTCTTGGAAACAGGAATAGGATCTGCCGAGGAAGGGAGAGGAGCATTCCCAGTATTTAGACCACAAGCTATCTTCTCACAGATTGCCAAGCAGTCATCAATGGCTAACACAATCAGTACTTGGAAGATGTTCAGGAACTTTATCGTAAATGCCGCTGAGTACATCGAGAACAATCCTGAAGCTATGGAAGTCTACAAGAAGCACGGGATGATCTTTAACGAGAAAGCCCTTGGGCAAGCTGGACTTAATAAGGCATTAGATGAGATGGGTTACGGTAAGTCGTTCTTGTTCTTTAATAACAGCAAGGCTTATCACCATATGTATAACACTTTGCTTGAGTCTGGGTTCAATGTTGAACAAGTAGCACTCGACTACATCAACAGAAAGAAAACAGACATGAAGGCAGATCCACTAGCAGCCAGCTATTTACCTACTGAGAATGCACTGTATATGGCTTTAGCCCACACAACTGTATCTCAGGTAATGATGGAAACAGATGTAACAACTAGATCTCCTATATTCCTGACTAACGGATTTGCTTACGCTTCTATGCCTTTACTTGGCTGGAGTGTTCAAAAGTTTGTTGATGTCAATAAGACAGTCGCAACTGACAGGAACTCATACGGCTACCTACTAGGCAACGTGGAGGCACTTAAAGCTTACTTGGCTGTCTTCCCTATAGGATTAATCTACGCTTACTTGAGGGACGAATATGACGAAGAGATACTAGGTAAGAAGAGTAGCTTACAAGCTGGTAAGGGATTGATATTTAAAGGTGACGGAATGCCTAGCCTAGAGGAGATCCAGACTGACCCTTACAATGCCCTTCAGATAGCAATAGAAAGATTTGATAGGGTAGGAACATTCGGATTTGGTGGTGAGATAATGAACACTACCTTGAATAATGAGTCTGGCAGAGAGCTAAGTATTGATAGCCGAGTGTATGCTTTGAATACGTTAGGCACTATTAAGAAGGTCATAACCAATATGGCAGCACAACGGAGTGCAAACTACGCCACGGTTTACAGACCATTAGCCACATCTTTAGGTGGTGCAGGGTTCCTTCAGTACGCTCAGATCTTAAACAATGGGTTAGCCAAGGCAGGATCAGAGCCGATGTTTGAGCAGGAATACGCAATGGCTAGTCGAATATCTACAAACAATTATCTCAGGGCAGCAGGTAGATATATGGATCTCGATGTTCGCACATTCTCTGGAGCTAAAGGGATTACATCAACTAGGATGCGACCTTGGGTATCTGAAATGCTTATGGCAGCAGTCGTGGATGACGAGATGTGGTTTGATAAAGCATGGCAAAGAGCAGTGCTGGAAGCTGAAGCGATGGGCAAAGAAGACCCAATAGACAGTGTGAAGCGTAGTTTCCAAGCATACCACCCATTAAGATATGTATTCCAAACAATGCCTACAGCCGCAGAATACTACGAATTACTGGATACAATGAATGCAGATGGCCAAGCGTCAGTACAGCAGACGATCAGGAATATAAACGAATATGGAACGATTTTAGGGATAACCCCAAGTGAAGGAAAACTAGAGAAACCTAAAACTGCGACTTCATTTAGAAGCCAGATAACAAGAGACTTAGACCTTCCTTCATCAGAAGCAATTAAGCGTCAGGCTTTTAGTACCGCAATCGGCTTCTAACTTGAATTGTCACACTAAAAATAGTAATAACAATAACAGATATGATAATAGATACGAACCAAATACTACCTCGTAAAATATCCACAGCCAACACTACAGGGGCAGGGGCCACATTGGTTCAAGCCTCAAAGTCAGGTAAGGCAGTTCACCTTGTAGACCTTATTAATGGAGATGGCAGCAATATGGCTAGTCTTAAATACTACGGGGCTTCCGGTGAGTTACTTGCTCAAGTTGGTGCTGGATCAGCAATAAGTCTAAATGCTCCTATCAAGGTTCCAAGTAGACAGGCAACAGTTAATAACGCCAGCGGATACTCAGTCGCAAACGGTGTGTCTGTAACTGTAGACGCTCTAGCTAAAGCGATACCTTCAGGTGATGCACTGTATTTTACAAACGGAGGAGTCTTAACCCTTACATCTGGGGCAGCAGTAGGAGCTACAACTCTAGCTGGAAACCTTACTGTTGCTAATATAGTCGACGATGAACTAGGTCAAACAAAGGCCAAGATACACGTTGCCACATCAACTAAGTTTACTGCGACATATACTGAAGAGATTTAATGGCTTTCACTCAAAAGTCTGCCACCCTAGTCCAAAGAGATGAAGGTGAGCTGCCTGACATTCCATCAGAAGATTTAAAGGATTGGTGGGATGATGCTAAAGCTGTCATTGATAGGGTAAGGGACAAGGTGGAAGACGTTAGTTCGTCAACAACCACCACACCTGCATCTACATCCACGTTAACAGCAAGTGAGATTAAAACTCTCTATGAATCAAATTCTAATACCAATGTGTTTAGCGACTCTGAGAGAATTAAACTTAGCAGTCTGGAGAGTAGTATTTCATCTGGTAAAATGACTAAGGAAGAAATTGAAGAGGCTTTAGGGATTTTAGGTGAAGCAGTTGGAACATTAAACGAGCAACAAATTGAAAGTAAAATAATAGGTGGAGGATCATTCTAATGGCAAACGTATTAAAAATTAAATCGAGGCAATCTGGAGCTGCTGGGGCACCTGGAGAACTGGCTAGAGCCGAGCTTGCATATAACGAGCAAGATAACACACTTTATATAGGACACGGTTCAGGAACAGATTCATCTAGGACAAAGAAGGCTATTGGAGGTGTAGGTGGATTTGTTGATCTTGCTTCCACTCAGACGCTAACTAACAAAAACCTAACAGCTTCTTCTAACACCTTCCCTAATCTTGAAACCTTTACGGTTGGCGGTAATGTCGCAATGGGAAACAACAAGATCACAGGTCTTGGCACTCCCACAACCGCTAACGATGCTGTAAATAAAAGCTATGTGGACGCAGCGCAAACAGGTTTAGATGTAAAAGGATCAGTTAGAGTTGCTACAACAGCAGACTTAGGTGGTAGCTGGCCAAACCTTGGTAGCTCTGTATCTATTGATGGTGTGACTTTATCCACTGGCGATAGAGTCTTAGTAAAGGATCAAAGCACTGCTAGTGAAAACGGTATTTACAGATACGAACAAAGTGGTAGTGCAGATGATTTTATAAGGGCCACTGATGCTGACAACTCTCCAGCCGGGGAGGTTACATCTGGAATGTTCACGTTTGTTGAGGATGGTAGCACTCATGCAAATTCTGGGTTTGTTCTCTCAACAACGGGTTCAATCACATTAGGTTCAACAAGTTTAGCATTCTCTCAGTTCTCTGGAGCAGGGCAGATTACTGCTGGCAACGGACTCCAAAAAGTTGGTGATACTCTTAGTGTAGATTTAAAAGCCAATGCTGGTTTGGAGATTAATGCTGGTGAGATTCAGGTAGACTTGACTCATGCTGGTATTGGCGCACAAGGCGATCTTGCTGTAGCAGATGGAGGTACAGGAGCTTCAACCATTAGTGGAGCTAGATCCAATCTTGGCTTAACAATAGGTGGAGATGTTCAAGCGTATGACGCTGACTTAAACACTATAGCTGGTTTTGGACATACTTCTTCAGGTGCAAATTCATACGGAATTCTTGAATCAAACGGAACCACCTGGGTAAAAACAAAAGAACCAGCAAACCTAACAATAGACTGTGGAACATTTTAGTAAATGGCTAATACACTTCAGATTAAGCGCAAGGCAACTGCTGGCGTACCTAGCGGTTTAGCGGCTGGCGAGTTAGCAGTTAATCTACATGACAGTAAACTCTATGTCGGCAATGCCGCTGCCAATGGTGTTCTACAGTTAAACAATCATCTCCCCCTAGCTGGCGGCACACTTAGTGGCACTTTAACTATCGGTGGAACAATCGCGTCAACTAGCGACTTTATAATAGACTCCGCTGATGGAATTGTTTTAGACGCTGGTGGCGATACTATTAGCCTTAAAGATGATGGAGTTAGATTTGGGATTTTACAAAACTCTTCAAACAACTTTGTTATTCAAAACCCTATTGATGACAAAGATATTCTTTTTAAGATCAAGGATGGTGGCACTGTAAAAACTGCTTTGACTTTGGACGGGTCAGAAAACGGTAACGCTACATTTAGTGGAGCAATAACCGCAACTGGCGGCACACTTACGGGCAACCTGACAGTTGAAACGTCTAGTCATACTGGCATTGAGGTTAAAGGCGGCACTTCGCATGACAACTACATACTTTTTTCTGATACATCAGCTAATGCAAAAATCGGATGGGATCATTCATCAACTGCTTTAAAATTTAATGCTAGTGCTACGTTCAACGAGAATCACCTTGTTGTAAAATCAACGGGCGTTGGCATAGGCAGTTCAGCCCCAGCTAAAGACCTAGAAATTTATACTGCTTCTCACAACCCGACACTTAGAATAAACAAGAATGGAACCTATGCCGACTTAGAGATGGGTTCATCCGATTTGTTTATCGGCATTAACGGTACTCGCAAGTGGTATTTCATGCAGAATGGATCGCTGGGTTTAGGAATTGAGCCAAGCCAAAAGCTTCATGTTCACAACGGCCGTATAGCAGTCTCAGATGGTTACAATATTGGCGATACAGACGCGAATACTGGTATGTTTGTCAGCAATGATTATTTTTATGTGCAAACCGCTGGCACTACAAGATTCACTGTTGCTGATAATGGCAAGGTAGGGATCGCTTGCACACCTAGCTACAGACTTCAAGTCAATGGCGATGTTAGAATAAACAATGGTGATTCATTTCTTGATGACGGGCAAAGCATTAGGTGGGGTGGAACCAAAGCAAAGATAGTCGGGAGCAATGGCGGAGATTATCTAAAGTTTTATACTGACGCTACGGAGAGGGTAACTATAGCCAGCAACGGCAAGGTGACTTTTGCTCAAAATATAGACTTCGCATCTCAGGCTCCTTATATAACATTTTATGGCGGGGGTCACACGGAACACGCTATTGGTAGTCGTAACAGTTCAGGTAATGCTGCGGATGACTTACGAATTAATACTTTCGGAGGACTGTTTGTAAATCTAGACAGTAATAATAATAACACTTCAGGAGCAGACTTCAGTATAGGTAGGCATGGGCAATCTGGGGCGATTACTGACTGGTTGTTAGAGGTAAGCGGGGAAACGGGGCAGCTTAAATTAAACAAATACGGTGGCAGTGGTTTAACAGGAACGGTAGCCAAATATCTAGCAGTTGATTCTAGTGGTAACGTAATTCAGACAAGTAGTTCGTTCAATGGTGGGACTATTGGCAGCGATCTTTTAATTTCTACATCAAGCGACCCCGCACTCTCATTAGTTTCAGCGGAGAGTGGTACAGATGATTGGAAGGTTTATGTCGCTGGCACTGGACTAAAATTTAGAAACACCACAGACAGCAATACAGCGTTTGAATTAACCGAGGACAACAATGGCGTTTTATCAGGTCAACTAGAGGTTAATAACACAACCTACATTGATGTACCAACAAACACAGGAACATCGTCAGCGTTAATCTGGAGGAGACTAGATCATACTATAGTCGGACGCATTGTTGCTGATGCTAGTAATTTAAAAACGCAAATCTGGGACAACAATAGTGCGGTGATGACTATCGGTAGTGATTCGGTAGGCATAGGTAGCACAACACCGAATAAAACTCTTTCTGTAGTTTTTGCACGTTCAGGCACAAATGTAACAGAAGATGGGTTAAGTGGTGGAGGTGCTGGGCAGGGGTTTTTAATTTACAACACAACAGAGGCTGACAATGTTTATGCTAATCTAGATTTCCGAGCGAGAAATGCTGATGGACGAATTGCATATCAATATAAAACCGCTACAAATGTAGGAGATTTTCATTTCATCACCGATAACACTGGTTCTCCAAAAACAGTACTGAAGTTACTTAATGCTGGTGATGTAGAAATACCTAGTGGTGACTTAACAGTTTCCAAATCTTCGGGAGCAACAAAACTTAGGTTATTTTCAGGGAATAACGACCCATACATTTCCTTCGGTGACAACACAACTAACTGGTGTGTAGGTATTGATAGGACTGATTCAGGAGCATTTAAAATAGGTGAAACGAGTGGCCAACCGGGAGGCAACAATGTTCTGACGTTGTATAACGGGAACGCTATATTTAGTGGTAACATAACCGCAACTGGATCAGGCCAACAAATGGCTCAATTCGGTAACACCTCTGCCAGATGCGGCATTGAGGTAAAGAGCAGCCAATGGTGTGAAATATTTTTTACCAACTCCACTTATGCTAATTCCGCACGGATGGGCATGGCTTATAATACAACCCCTGCATATGGGACTAGCAACGGTGATTGGTATGTATATCAACCAAACGTCAACAACATGGACTTGGTTGTTAAACGGGCTGGAGGCGTTGCTTTGTGCGGGACAAGTGGGAATACAACAACAATTGGTGGCCCTTTAACTGTCTCTGGTAGTTCAGGTGCAGCTAACACTCCTGTTGCATGGCTTCATAATTCGGGCAACACCTCAGAGTATGATGGGACTGTAATTTCAACGGTTAACGATGGTTCAGATGTAGAGGTACTCCACGTTAGAACAAACAATACAACATACAGTAACGGCACTAGCCTAATGCTTGTGCGGGGTGATGGAAAAATACAGATCGGAAACAACCTCCCAATGTGGAGTGGAAGTTACGGAGGTGCTTTACTTCTTAAAGGTAACAACGCTTCGTCTGACCGTTATGCACAGCTTACAACGGTAGATTCTAATGGGGCTACCACTCACACCGGACTGATCGTAAAAAATGGAGATGTTGGTATAAACACAACTTTACCCGACTCTAGGATTCATACAATTAGCAGTGGTTCAACTTATTCTGCACATTTCCAAACAAGTAGCACAACTCCGTATGGTGTGAGGATTAACGCTTCCTCGTCAGGAACTTCTTCAGGTTATCCTTTACTTAAAGTTGAGCAAAACGGATCACATTATTTTTCTGTTTCATCAGGAGGTAATACTAATTTAAGTGGCGATTTAATAATTGATAACAGTCATTTAAACTTAGACCACGGATACTCACTGCAATGGGCTGACTCACATGAGCGAATTGAAGCTACAAATTCCACGTTAAAGTTTTTCACCAACAACTCTCAGCAAATGACGCTGAGTGGTTCTTTTTTAGGCATAGGAACCGCAGCTACCATATCTTCAAGCAATGAGCTTTTAGGTCTTTATTCGGCGGGTGCTGGTCATGCGTGTTTTAGAAATTCTTCAGATAGCACTGGTACTGTTTACGTTAGAAATGTTTCACAAACAGCAAATACATGGCAACCTTACTTGATATTAGCTGACAGCGGGGGGAACCGTGGAGGATTAGCACTAAAATATTCTACAGCAGGATTAAAACTTCACGGTCAAGGAGGAATAGAATTTTGGACAGGCAGTAGTTTTGGCGGCGGAAGTAAGAAATTTGAGATAGATTCAAACGGTGCAGCAAACTTCACACAAAGTTCAACGTATGGAATTAAGCTAACATACTCCAACGGGAACACTTCAGGCATTGTTGACAGTATCGGCGGCAACTTAGAGTTCAGAGTTCAGAACAGTCAGAAACTAATACTAAACTCATCTGGCGGCACAATCACAGGAACTCTCCAAGTAACTCCAGCCGCAAGTGAACAAGGGATAACGATTGGCGATGCAAGCAAAGGTGAAGTCCCTCTGATATTTAAAGGGTCAGGAGGTTCAACATCTATTGGCCAAAATGGTGCTGGGTTTTTTATCAGCGAAAACAATGCTGGCAACCTAGACAGTAGCCCTCGTTTTGTAATTGATACAAATGGAAATTGCGGCATTGGAGGGGTAACTGCTCCTGACTCTAAAATTCAGATTGCTAATGCTAACGGCAGTTCCTACAGATTCGGTTATAGCGGAACTTCGGATATTTATTTTGACACCGACACTCTCTATTGCAGATCAGCTAATGGAGGGGTAAACACAATGACACTGAGAAATGGGAATTTGGGGATAGCAGATACTTTACCAAATTCTAAATTAGATGTCTCAGGTGAAATTAAAACTCACAGCACTACTGACAAAATATCCAATGGTGCTATGGCGAGTACCAGTTCATGGACAATGTATAATGGAGGCAATGTTGCAATCACCACAAGTTCTGCTCCGTGGAAGATTCTCAATGGAGTTGCATCATTTGACGATTCTAGTAACGGAACTTTAGCTCAAGACAGTGTTTTTGTTGCTAACGATTCTGGCAAAACATTTAAACTCTCATTTACAATTCAAGTTGGAAGTGGCGGTCTAGCAAATATTTGGATTGGTAATAAACTTGGAAGTGGAAGTGCTTACACTAGTTCAAATGGATATGTTAGTTACGGTAATGGAACGCACACTATAGAAATTGTTCCAACAGACACAACTTTAGGATTCTGGGCTAACACTGCTGGAGGTAATTTTAACATAGACAACATATCTTGCCATGAACAACACAGTAGAATAGGTGACACTGCTACATTTAACGGCAAGGTAAGCATCATTGGAAAAACAGGATATTTACTGGACGTACAACAGACTACTGTTAACTGGACTGGCAGATTTGAAAACAACGGAGGTGCTTATGGTTTGTCAATTGATACAGCAAACAACATCGTCAATGACGTACCAAATTTAGCTTGTTATACCCCAACTGGAACTGGTGTGTTTGTTTCTAACCGAGGTCGTTTAGGAATCGGCCTTTCTGCTGCGACTAAAAAACTAACAATTTACGACACCACTCCCGTAAAAATGGCACTGCAAAACAACAGTAGTGGCACGGGAGCTAGTGACGGACTTGAATTTTATTTATCTGGCCTTAACGCTGGAATACATAACTACGAAAATGGTGCTATCAATTTTGCAACAAATAATACTAACCGATTAACCATAACAAATGCGGGAGCGTTGCAACTTGAAAATAGTGGTGGTGATTCGTACATAAAGCACATTTCGGGGCGAGGTTTAACAATAGGTGAAGTTAATGGAGATCCAGATAACAACGCATTGCGACTAGCGGGTTACTCAACAACAAGCAACTACGGTTCCTACGGAGGTTTATTATTTCACGCAAACACAGGACACACATCTAGTGCTAGAAGGTTCTTGGTAACTAATGCATACGGTACAAACAAGTTTGCAATTATCAGAAGTTCAAGTGCTACCACTGATCCTGATTTAAGTGGGACTGCGGATTTTATGATCTACAATGATGGGAACATAAAAATCCAAAACGCTTTAGGCATAGGAGCTTTTCCATCGTACCCGTTTCACGTTCAGAAATCATTAACAGGCAACTGGGTTTCAAAAATTTACAACACTGCAACTAGTGGAAACTCAGGTGGGTTGCTAGTGCGAATGGATGAGCCGGGGAGTTCTGGAATGGCTCTCGGTGTTAATGTTAATGGGACTTATAAATTTGGTGTTAAAGCTAATGGTGAAGTCTTTGTGGGTGCTTCTGAAGCGTTTTACCTAGACGGAGGTTCTAACACATATATATACGAAAATTCTGCGGATAGTATTGGGTTTGTAACGGGAGGCACTGCAAGGGCATTTGTAAATAACACAGGATTAGGTATAGCGACTAACGCCCCTGACTCAAAAATTCATGCAGTCACAAGTGGAACAACCTATGCTGGGCATTTCCAAACAAGCAGCACAACTCCGTATGGTGTGCGAATTAGCGTCAACTCGTCTGGAACTTCTGCGGGTTATCCTTTGCTCTACATTGATGAAAACGGATCACAAAAATTCCGTGTAGACTCTGGAGGTAATGTTGTAATATCTGATAAGTTATATTTCGGTGCGGACACATATCAACATAATTCCACTAACACTTCTTTAATAACAGTCACTGATCATGGCTGGTTACAAACAGGGCCACAAAATAGTTCTTTCTGTCACTTTATGACGGATCGGCCATCGTTTTATTTCAATAAACAAACTTACTTTGAGCGAAACATCGGCCCTTACGCTGATGCAGTGAGAGATTCGGGTGCATATAATCTCAGATGGTTAAATACTTTTTCAGCATTCTTCCGTTCAGGAGATGGTAGTGCTGGTAATCCCGGTATCACATTTATAAATGATTTAAACACAGGTATTTTTAGAAGCGCAAACGACACAATGGAATTTACCTCTGGGGGTAATAGTCGTATGTCCGTATCTAACTCTGGAATTAGGTTCCATGATGCATACACATTTCCAACGTCAGCACCTAGCAGTGCGGGGCAAGTTCTTACAGCACCTAGTAGTGGAACCACATTAGAATGGGCAGACCAAAGCGGAGGAGGCAGTGGTAGTGGAACAGTTTCATCAAGCTCAGTTACTAGCAGCACAACCAATGGAAACATAGCGGTTTACACAGACAGCACTACAGTTAAACAAGCTCCACGTTTATTTTACAATGGCTCTGATCATTCACTAACTGTTAACAAGACATCTCCTGGTAATGAGAACCTACACGTTGTTGGAGATGCTCAGATAACTACAAGACTAGGCGTTGGAACCAGCCCGAATAGTTCTTACACGGCTTTCTTTAGTGGCAATATTTATTCTAACGGTGACATAGGCGGGTACAGTAAATCATTTAAAATACCTCACCCTACAAAAGAAGGAATGAATCTTCGCCACTCCTCATTGGAAGGGCCAGAGATTGGGGTTTACCAACGTGGTGAAGTTCAAGGTGACACTATTGATCTACCAGATTATTGGGCAGGGTTGGTTAGAGATGGAACAGTTACAGTTCAGCTAACCCCTAAAGGTTCATACCAAAAACTGTTTGTAATTTCTGCTAGTAATATAGAGATAAAAATAGGCGAGGCAGATGGTAACGCTATTGATTGCTACTACACAATTTACGGAGAGCGAGCAGATATTGATAGATACGAAGTTGAGTATGAAGGACAGATATAACATTTTTTAAAATGGCAGGAGAATTACAGAACATATTCGATAGCTTGTACTCAGCAGTGGTACAGGCTCAAAAATCAGTGGAGGAGTCTCTCTCAAATAATATAAGGGAAGGGTACTTTAATGAGGACGGATCAGCTAAGACAGTGAAGATTAGGCTTAACGATAAAGATGTAGAAGCTCCATTGTTCGTGCTGGTTCCTCATAACACACTAAAAATAGAATCATGCGAGGTTGATCTACAGGTGAACCTTGACCATGACGGAGACAAAGCAGTTGGCTGTTTGGGTAAACTAAGAAAATCCAAGATGGCTAACGTAAAGATAAAATTTTCCAGTACGGATCAAGCTGAAGGCATGGCTCGTATCGGAGATAACCTAATAAAACTAATACCAACAATATAAATAAATCATTATGCCAGGAGCAGACGATAAACAACTAAAAGATTTCCAAGGCCTCCCGCTTTCGGAACTCATAATTGACCCTCTAGTGTCAGCGGCTAAAGGCCAGAAGAAATTAGCTGGAGTAACATTGGACTTTGTATCCTCGATTGGGTTTGAGCCTGATCCAGAAGATCCAAAGAAAACCAGGACCCGTACCGTTGATGTAGAAGTCGAACGGCTAATCAAAGGTCAAACCAAACCATTAAAACAAATGGTGAAGATGCCGTTACTAACGATGGTAACTATACCTAACCTATCTATATCTGATGTTAAGGTACATTTTGATATGGAGGTTAAGAGTCATTCCCAAAACACAGAGTCACACGACAATAAACAAGAGGATCATTCGGAGTCTGAAGTTCATGCATCTGTAAGTGGTCACTTCTGGGGAGTAGGGTTTGATGCAGGTGGATCTCATTCCAATTCACATACAGGAACAGTTACATCACATTCTGAAAACATTAGATCATCAGACTTCTCAGCTCGTTACAGCATTGACGTGGAATGTACCCAGAATTCTCCTGCCGAGGGATTAGCAAGATTTACACAAATGCTGGCATCCACAATGGAACCAGTAGACACACAAGCAACAAGCTAAATAGAAAGGATAAATAATGCCAAAAGGAAAAGGATACGGAAAACCAAGTACTAATAAACCAAAACCAAAACCCAACAGTAAAAAAACTGGTACAAAGAAAATGAAAGGATATTGAAATGGCTAATACATATACCTGCGTGAGGCTAGAGCCACGCCACAAATCGGAAGACCCCAACTGCGTATGCGAGGTGGTCATAGGACTAACAGCAACAGACCCAGACGGGAACAGTTCATACATTGACGGGGTATACCAATATCCAATGGATAGTATGCCTATGCTCAATGAGTTTAAAGAACAGGCAAATGCTCTAGTGTCACAGTTCGCTGCTGATAACAAGTGGATTGCTAGTTTAGATTCCCAGATTGAAGCGCAGAAAGCTCAACCTAAGAATGTCGAGGACTTTGAGTCTCCAGAGATTACGATTGATACTACTGTGGAACCAGCACCAGTACCAGAGCCTGAACCAATACCTGGGCCTGAACCAGTTGTTGATGTGGACGCAGATGAAGATGAAGAGGAGGGATCAGATGGAGAATAAATGTGAAAACCCCTATTGCTTTGACGATACTTGCCAAGGAAACTGCAAATGAAAAAAGAATTAACACAACGACAAAAAGATACGCTTGCTCGTCACTCTGAACATCACTCAGCAAAACATATGAGTGCTATGAAGACTATGATGAAACAGGGTAAAACATTTGGTGAGTCTCACAAGGCAGCTATGAAGAAGGTAGGTAGATAATGGCTAAAGGGTTGTATTATAACATTAACGAGAAACGCAAAAGCGGAAAGCCCATGAGAAAAAAGGGTGAGAAAGGTGCCCCAAGTGACGCTGATTTCAAAGCCGCAGCTAAAACTGCTCGAAAAAAACGCAAACCATAAAATTGACAAATTAATATGTGACACTAATATTAGTGTTTTGGAGCAATTATCATGGCAGATAACACAGAACAGTTAAAAACAGCGGTGCAAGTACTCGCTCAAGTCGCGGATCGTGCAATGGTGGATGGGCCTTCTGGTCGTCAAAGAGATGCAGCTATTCAAATATTAGCTAAACATTTCGGACTAGATGTTCAACCACCAGCACAGGAAGCAGAAGGTAGCGAGGAAAACCCGACTATCGAAATGCCTGAAAGTGCAACTGATTGATGATTTTAAAGTAGGAGTGGCTAGTATTCTAGGGGTGGGGAACTGGTTTCTAACAGATATAGATCTGGTTCTTAAATGCCTAGTTTCTCTGGCTACCCTAGTTTACATCATCATGCGTTGTTTCAGGCTTAACAAAAACAAGGACTAAAAATGCTAAAATCAAAGACCCTCTGGAGTGGCGTTACCGGTATAATCGGTAGTTTGGCGGGATACATGACAGGTGAATTAGAAATGGGTGCTGCTATTAATATAGCCATAACCTCTCTATTAGCCATATTCGTGCGTCACGGCGTAAAAACCGAAGCTGAAAAATAAAACGGTGTGCGTTCCACTGGCCAGCGGGGGGAACTGCTGGTAGCGGAGAAATTGATAGAACACGGTTGGAGCGTAGCACACCCCCTTTCAGACACCGCCCGTTTTGATCTATTAGTGGTCAAACGGCAAAGGTTCCTTCGTATCCAAGTTAAGGCAACCCTTCAGCAACACAAATACAAAGACAACAGGCCGCATTATCAGTTTCAATTAGCTCACGGACTCTCCGCTAAAAAGCGTTACGATCCAGGTGATGTTGATTATTTTATATGCTGTGCAATCGACGTATTGAAATTCTGGATTATTCCGTTTGATGAGGTTAGAGGTTTAACAGCGAAAATCTATAATGGCACAGGTAATAGATTCTACAAATTTGAAGGGTCATGGGATTTGCTGGAATGACCATAATGGAGCTACTCATAGCTATCGCCATTATCGGGATCTTGGCGGCATTAACGGCATCCAGTTTTAGTAGAGCAAAAGATCAGGCTCATGAGGCAGTGTGCAAGGTCTACAAGCAGCAGCTCATTGTTCATTATGTAGGGTACGAAGAGGAGAGGGGAGCAGACTTCCTAGTCAAAAGAGATACTATCTTAGATAGGTGCTGGGAGTGTCATCCAACCCTGCCTTAAAATCCCCCCTAAATCCCCCCTATGGATGGGAGTAAATGGGAGTAAATGACATAATCACAAAAAAAACAGAGAGGGTTATGTTGCTGATTATCAGTGGTTTATAGTTACAAGAATTTTGGATTATGAGGCCAGAAGTCTAAAGGCATCTAACTATCTTATAGGCAGTAGTTTAAGGTGGGGCAATTTTGACCAGTTTTTAGAAATCCCCCTTTCATCCCCCCTAGATCTGGAATTTGGGAGGATTGAGAACGATTGACAAGTGTGTTTAAATTGCCCTTCTTCGATGGCTGCGTAGCTCAGTTGGTTAGAGCGGAAGACTCATAAGCTTCAGGTCAGTGGTTCAATTCCACTCGCAGCTACCATCACAATCCCACAGAAAAATATTGGTTAACCTCAGCTAGTTTAATACCGCTACCAACATAATGTTTTTCCAGGTTCTCAACATTTGTACCCATCTCTTCTTTGAGAGTGTTTTTTGTTGATATAAAATTATCGGAGTTATCTTGATGGAATAACTGATTGTACCTATAGGAGCCATAGCTGTGCCTAGATCCGTCACGAATCCAATCTAATTTGAGCCGCTCGGCCATTCGCTTAAATGCCTGACTAAACGTACCACCGATAGAAGCTAGGCATTCGTCATATTCCCTCTTCGCTTTTTTGTTTCTAATTTTACCTGTTTTTGCAAGTTCAGCATTCAGCCCATAGAACAATGGTTCTAGTTTTACCCTTAATTCTGGCGGTAACATTAAACCTCTTCCTCCTTGAGCTTCCCAGTAGGGGAGAATTATGGCTTTTAGGTTAGGTTTTAATTTAACTAAACGATGTTTGTTGTCTCCTAGTTTTGATTTAACCAGTTTAACCGTGTTATCCTCCATATTGAAATTTTCCAACGGTAGACGGTATGTCTCGAAAGGTCGCGGCCCTGCAAAAAATTGGGTTGCGAGATTCGGCATATAATCGAATTGATATTTGTCTGTATCTCGACCTGTTGCAGAATGTAGTAAATCATTGGTTTGGTCAGGTGTGAAATATTTGGTTATGCCGCCAGCTAATGTTTCATATTCTTCCTCTGGCATACGTTCCAATGAGCTAACAGGCCAACTCATGCTAATGTATCGCCTTTTTGAAGACTGACACCATTTTAGAAAACCTGATGTACCCGTGACTCGTTTATTAAATGTATCGACAGACCAGTCATTAGATTTCCAGAGAGCAATCAACTGTTTATCTATATCAGTAAAATTAATTCTCCGCATTTCCATGTCGAAAAATGGACTGAACACATCCTTGAATATTTTTTGAGCAGCGGGAATTGAGTTGTGTGCCAGAGGTTTCGATACACGGTATTGTTTGTACGCCTCTTTAGGTGAGATGTCTTGTGTTTTTCCGTTCGTGTTAAACTCTTGTTCTGCTTGCTGTTTAACAAATGTTAATAGGGGAGTTGTTATCTTCCAATCCTTGAGTATTTGTTTAGCAGTTAGAAGCTCATCGGATTCATATTGTTTGGCTACTTTTGGCTCAACAGGTTGATGATCTTCATACTCTTTAATTCTGTCTCTAATGAACTTGTCTAATACTGGAAGGTGTTTTCTGGCATTGTCTTTACGAAACGCATTTCTGTGAATCGTACTTGTCCAATAACGAACCTTATATTTGCCGCCTTCTTTTTTATATTTGATACCAAGTAGTTCTGCGATCAAGTTTTCTTGTTTAGAACCTCGCACCCATTTAATCCACGGTTGAGCCATTTACCCCTTCCTCCTAACACTTTTAACCGCCGCTTTGCTTTTGTTTAAAGCCGATTGTGCTGCCTTGATTTTTTCATAACGTATAGATTTTTTGAACGGTTCGAGAACATCATTTTGAATGAACGGAAACATTTTTGACAGGTGTTCCATGTATGTTAACTGATCAGGTTCCTGAATAATTGAATACAAATCGCGATCAGTTCCTTCTTGTTTTGAGTGCATAAAATCCCGTTCATGTAAATAGGTATGAAGTACCTTTCCGTCCTTCCACATAATTTCCATCCCATTCATGTCCTTGTCGTATGACTTTAGTTTGAGCCAGTTCTTTTTTATATTCACTGTGTACTCCAGAGCATTGTCAATTGGCATGATAAAACCCTCGTCGTCAGGATAATTTGCCATGACATATTGTTTAAAACCTGAGTATTCACCTTCCTTATTGTACGTTGAAACGCATCTGAATATATAATCGCCGTACTGATCCGTTTTAGGGTTCCCCTCAATTTTCCAATGCCACCGCTCAATGAGTTCACCATCCTCCCAGACTTCATATCCGGCTGGGTATTTGTTATCCACTATAGCGAACTTTAAATCGTTGTGTTGACGTTTTCTGTCGAACCAAAACACTGTTCTCTTCGTTGTTGCTGTCGCTTCTTTCATTCTCTCGAATTCAGCCACGAGTGATGCCGTTAATTTTTTGTGTGCAGCCAATTCATCCATAAGGGCAGCAGTCGGCGGGGCTTCGGGATACACACGATTCCCGTACCAATGGGTAACATAACTCGTTGTGTACCATGTTGCACCAATAACTGCGACAATAGCTGCGGCTACGGCGGCAATCCAGCGTTTCATCCAGCGCATCTCTCGATGTGAGTGGGTGCATTCAGCTCTACTATGTCGTAACTCAGCATTTGATTCTATAACATCACTGCGTTCAATTGCATTTATTTCTGAGCATCCTTGATTCTGCGTTACTTTTGCAAACCCCATCCGTTGTTCTTCTTGTTGACCTTCTGTCATTATGTTTTGTGTTTTGTACTATAATTTTCTCTTACTTTTTATCTTATTATGTTCGTACCGCTTATTAATAGCGATAGCCATACGTTTATTGCGAGTGTTACTTGAACTATTCATTTTTTATTGTTTTCTTGATTTCGTTTCAATTGTAGAGATCTCTCTAACCTCTCCCTTGATAATTCAAATATTTTATCTGTTTTCTCAATTGCCGCTTTTAAAACTTCAGCAGCTTTTTCATTGCTTTGACTGTAATTATTGATCGCCTGTGCCGTTGCCAGCTCTGATACGTTATCAACATCAAGCCCCTCTCCATGAACACCCTCCTTTAATTGGGTACGAATAGCGGATAACACCCACTCATTCACGCTCATTTCAGCTTCCTTAGACGCAGCTTCCACCAAACTATATAGCGTGTCTGTGCATCTAAATTGTCGCTGTTTCTTTTTAGTTTTCATATGTGGTTGATTTTCAAGTGCATTTTTTTTCTTTTAAAAATACTAACAACCTGAAGCGAAAATAAAGGGTTTTTATCAGGTGTCAACATTTTCTTTAAAAGAATCGTTACCATCACTAAAAAAAGATATTGTGGTGTTATTAAAAGATATGGTAACACTTGTCCCGTGCAGCAAACAAAGAAAGAGAAAATTTTAAAAGATCGGATTAGGGGATTCGCTGTTGACCCACATACAGACCAGCTAATTACGGCTGGATCTAGGCTGTTTAATGGAAAGAAATCAGAATTTATCAGGGCT